AAATTTACAGTTGATGGTTCTGTTACAGATAACTTAACATATCTTGCGGCTTCTTCTACTAATGTACAATAGAAGGCCTTTTTTACCTTTGTCATATCGTTTTCTACTTCCATAAAGAAATAAGGAGTAGTACCTTTAGATACTTTTCTAGTATCAGATATACTTATTTCAAAGATATTAGTACTATTATCAGTCCACTTAATCATATTGTAATATATATAAATACTAGTATTTGTTTCAATAATGTAAAAAAAAAAGGGCAAAAAGCCCTCTTTTCTTAGTATTTTCTAGTAAATTCTAGTCATTATCTATAGTGATAGCTGTACCGCCATTAAAAGCTGTGTTATCAAAAGGTGATGTAGTATAGTCAGCTACTAAAGCCGCTGGATAACGCTCCATACCAGAGAAGGTAAGGCTATATCCATTCATATCACCAAAAGCAGCACCACTAGCACTTGTGCCTGTAGTAAGCTCTAAACCATTCTCACGACCTAAACATACTATAACGTCATTACCGCCTGTAGATAATCTTTGATTAAGTTGTACAAAGACTACTAGTCTATTTTGAGCTAATAGTTTTATCTCATTTTGGTCTGCCGCTGTTAAGCCATGTAACATGATAGTTACTGAAGGCTCATAGAAAAAAGTACCATTTTCTGAGCTACCTGTAATAGTCTCTGTCATAGAGCCTGTACCTCTAGGTAACTCATATTTATATAGGGTATCTGTAGCACCAGCAGCAAACTCAATATCTGTAATAGAACCAGAGCTTTCTGTAAGTACTAGGTCGTCTACTTGTGCAAAATAAACAGCTGAAATACCTCCAGCTTGTGATTTGCAATCTAGTGAACGTCCTTTAGTTAATTCGCAAGCCATATTATTGTTTTTTAGTAGCTATAGGAAAGGGCACGAAGCCCTTACCATAAGCTGTTATTATTATTATTAAGACTGATAAACAAAGTCAGAAGCAACGCCTACTTGTACACCAGCAGTCCATTTAGCAACCATTCTGATGTTATCAGAACCATCTAAGTCAGCCATATCTAAAATTCTAACTTCAGTTAAGTCAGAGCTTAAAGATGTACCAAAGAATATGTTAGATTTCTCACCAGCAAACATAACGTTATCTGCAATACCATCTACAACGGCAATTTTAACGCCTTCAAATTCTGGAGTATATTGACCCATGTGATTGAAAGGGAAAGCACTAAGAGCTGAAATAGCTGAAATGTAGTAACGATAAGTTTTCTTGTTCATGTAGATGTACAAATCATCTCTCATGTAAACGTTAGAAGGAATATCAGCAGCTAAAGTCTGTAAATTTTCTATAATGTTACCAGAAGTATAAGCAGCTGAAGCTGAAGATGTACTCATAGAACCTGTAGGTACTTTGTCAAATTGACCGCTAGTAGCTGTAGAACCTTGCCAGATAGAATACTCGATACTATCAGCAATACTATCAGCTAAGTAAGAAACAGCGTAAGCTGTAAAATCGTCCATTTTAGAATAAGTCCAATCAGATAACATAGTAGATTTACATACGTCAATGTTGATTTGGAATGGTTCTACTTGTAAAACGCTTTCAGTAAGCGTCAAAGTAGCTGAATTTTCAGTAAAGTCACAGCTTCTATCTTTTACTAAGTTAGAACCAGCAACCTTTGTAACTACCTCTTTGTAGTTTACATTTTCACGAACAGTTAAATACTCTAAAGATTTAGCCTGTCTTAAAGCAGCGTTAATATATAACCCTGCGTGTTCACCAGCGTATGATGAAGATGAAATAGTTAAAGCCATTTTTTATTGTTTATTTTGGTTATTAAAATTGTATAAATATTTTTCACGTGGAGAAAGTTTATCATACTCTACAGCTGATAACTCCACTTTCTTTTCAAATTTAGATACTTTTACAGGCTCTTCAGCTGGACTTTCGTTAAGCTCTTTTACCTGTGCAGCTAATTGAGTGTTTTCTTCTTGAAGCTCACAGATGTTTTCATCTTTTGCTAAGTTTTCGCCTCTTAACTCATCTAGCTCAGCCGAAATACGGCCAATATCTTTTCTTACCTCTTCTAAAAGCTCTTTTACTACGCTACCTACTTCAGCAAATAGTTCAGCGTGAGCCTCCATATAGGTTTCTTCTTCCTCTTCTTCAGCTTGTACCTCTTCAGCTTCTGATACCTCTAATACGATACCTTCAGCGTCTACAGTAAAAGATACTCCATTCTCTAGAGTGTAAGTACCTTCTGGTAGCGGAGTTTGTACACCATCTTCAGATAGGATATTCATAACAGCACCAGCAGCTAATTCATCAGCCTCTGATACAATAATAGTGCCATCTACTAGTTTGTCCTCAAACATTAGTTGCACTTCTTTTGGTTCTGTTGCCTCTTCCTCTAATCCGAGTGCAACCTTAATACGTTGTTTTAAGTCCATTTCGTACGTTTTAAGCGTGTTTTACGGTTAATATAAGATAATATATAGAAAATGTTATTTTGTTTCGTTTTTGGGCTTTAAAATCTTTTTAACCTCTTCTTCTTCTATAAGCTCCATCAATGTTTCTATTATTTCATGGTCTGAACATGGCATATAATATACAATATCATTAATAGTGTATTCATGAGCACCTTCACAGCCTATTTCTTTAGCGGCTTGTATAGCGTCCTCTTCTTTTTCGTACAAAGGTAGGCCATTTACTTCACCTACAGGTTCTGCAAATTTTTCTTTAGCCAAAGTTTGCATTTTATCTACAAAATACCCTTCTATACTAAGGCCTTTAAGCTCACCGCTCTTAATACGGTTCCATACGTCATCATTTAATACCCTCATAGTAACAAACCATGTGCCCTTAGGTAAATTGTATCCGTATAAATTGCTTTTATCCTTTTCTGGGTTATCTACTATCCAGCTTTCTATCGTATGTACCCCTGTTACCTTTTCATTATGCTGAACAGTAGCGTTATTTGTATTTTGGTGCTTCATATAAGCTTCAGCGGCTCTACGTACAGTATCTTCAGTAAAATACACGTAATAATCTCTATTTGTTCTAGCGTCATATCTGTATATTTGTTTGTAAGGTATGAGTGCTGGGCTTACTAGTAGTCTTTTTTCTTCGTCAATAGCGGCTAAGGTTAGATTATGCTCTTTATTAAAGAACACAAAATCCTGTTCAATAGCTGGCTCAGTAACTAAACTAATAGCGTCTATTGCTAAAGCTTCGTTATCATCATCTACTACTAGCTCTACTATATCAAAATTTATATGGGCTTTTTCGCAATCCTCTAGGGTATTATATCTGCAATCACCATTACCCCATTTATATTTTCCATTTTCACATTTAGTACAAGGCATATTTTTATTTTTTATATTGTTGCTTTTCTTCTAATCTTACTTAGTTTATCTTGTTGTTTAGTCATATCATCAGCTACTACAAAAGCTTTGATAACTCCCATTGTAGTACCTCCAGAACCTTCAGTGCCAGCAAAACTACGGCCTCCTCCAGCTTCATTAATAGCACTTAGTATAGGTTTAAACATTCTAGTAGACCTAGAATTTATAACGCTCTCACCTTTAGATAATCTAGCACTAATACTATCACTAGTACCTGTACCATAACCACCTACTATACCACCTCTAGCAAGTTGTGGTTCTTGAGTACTCATAATATCTGATACTGTTTTAAAACCAGCTGCGGCTGTAGTAGCGGCTGCAATAAAGTTGAAAGGAGGCGGAGCCGAACCAATAGCGGCTGATATACCTTTATATGTATTCATAGTAGCTTCTACTATTGCTACAGCTTTACCAGCAGCTGTCTCTTCACCTAGTGCACTTTTAAGAGCGTTCAAACCACCATATATTATAGCTTCCTTTTGAGCGGCTAGTTGTTTTTCTAGCTCTAATTCTTCTTCTCTTTTCTTTTGTCTAGCTTCAGCTTGTTGTTTCTCATAGTCTTCTCTAGCCTTCTCACTATCCTTACGTATTTTTTCTTGTTCTTTACGTTTAGTTTCTTTATCCGCTTCTTCTTGTTTTATTCTATCAGCTTCTTCCTTATCGTCTGCATTTTTTTGTGCTTGAAATTCTCTACGTAAAGTCTCCTCAGCCGTCATCAATCGTTTTCTAGTCATAAAAGATTGAGTTTGCATATTGATTAGCTCTACCTCTAAAGCAGCTAGCTCGTCTAAATCTTCGGCCATGCTTTCGCTTTGTTCTATCTCAATTCTTTTAGCGTCTAGCTTTTCTTTTTGTAGTGCAATAGCTTTTTCAGTAGTTTCAATTTCTAATGTATTAGCTCTTTGTAACGCCTCTATTCTTTTTTCATAACTAGCCGTTTCATCTTCAGCTAGCATACGTGCCTTAGCTATTTCTTGATTTGTTTTAGCTCTTTCTTTACTAAAATCACGTTCAGCGTCTCTAACTCTTTGTAATGTTTGAGTTAGTTCTATCATAGCTTTAGTTTCTTTTACTATTTCTTCACCTAAGCCAGATATAGCGTTTTTAGCGTCTTCTGCAGCCCCTTTAAAATCACCTTGAAACACTTTAACAATAGCACTACCTATTTTGCTTATTCTATCTCTAACAACAGAAATAGCTGCACCAACAGCTTTAAAAGCTACCTGTAGTTGTTCAGCTCCTTTCTTTGTACTAGTGAAATAAGATAATAATGAACCTATAGCCACTACAAAAGCACCTATACCTGTAGATATTAATCCAGCTTTGATAGTAGTGAACATACCTTTAGCAATAGGTATAGCTTTACTAAAGGCTGTTTTAACAGAATTTATACTAACACCCATCACTGAGAATTCAGCGGCGGCGTCTTTAGCAGCATTACCTGTCTCTACTGTAGTTTTCTTAACCTTCTCTAAGCTCTTATCAGCACTACCTGTACGTGCTTCTACTTCTAGTATTATTTTTTCCTTTTCTGCCATTTTCCTAGTATAATATCGTTACTATTTGTTTTTACTTTATATCTAGTTATCGCTGGTAAAACGTCTTTTAGGCTTGCATAAGCCAAACTAATCATTTCACCTTTTAACTTATAGCTTCCTACTAAATTGCTTTTGTTATCCATATCTTACTTCTGTTATTCTTAATGTTACATTCCAATATACTGTGTGTCCAGCCTCACCTGTTACATCTACTGATATATGAACACCTTCATGTGTATGAGGTGCAAAATCACAGACGTAATCTAGTGCACTATCACGTATTGTGGTTCCTTTTTGATGGCCTACCTCTGTTAGTGTACTATTACAATATTTATACGTACATCTTCCATACTCAGTCCATATTTGATTATCTACTGCATTTAAAGCTACAGCCGAATAATCAATAGCATAAGCACTTTCGTAATCTGTATTTATATTAAATCTAACGTTATCATGGCCTCCTAGATAAAGCTCGGTTCTAGTGTCATCTGTAGTTATACCGTCATATTGATATACACTATATTTAGCTCTGTTTTCTATTCTTGAACAGCTGTATGCAAATTCACCAAAACTTTCTGCATAAGCATTTTTACCTATAGCTATAGCGTTTTGTGCGTCACGTTTTATGAGGTTTTTAAAGCCTAAGGCGACATTATGTGCTCCGCTAGTTATTCTGTTACCAACACCCAAAACAAAGTTACCAGCACCGCTTAAAACGTTTCCTTTCGGCATATTTTTATCGTTAGCTGGCTTAGTTACTGTTTCATAACAATAACAGGCGTCATTTCTGAATTTAAAACCATAAGCCAAACAATCAGCCTTAGTGCCTTCAGTAGTACCTGTTCCTTTTTCATCTACAAACAGTACTTTTCCTTGATTATCTATGCTACTTATTTTTTTCATATTCTCAATAGTTCTACTTTAGCTAAGCTGGTTCTATCTGTATTGTATTCTATCTTGTTTACTCTGTATATCTGGTCTTGTATTCTTACTTTGTTAGCAAAGCTAAAATTTAATATATCTGTAGGCTTTAGATTTGCCTCACACTTTAGCAATATACCATTTGTTACATTATATTTCTCATTTAAGAAATCATACCAATACTTGAAATAAAATGTGTTTAATGGTTGAGCTCCAATTGTAGGTATGTATGTAGGGTTGATATATCCAAACAATAAAGAGTTATCATCAGCTGTTAGCTGAGGTATAGGAGGGTTACTATCATCAGAGCCGTCAAAATGTGTACCATTATTTATAGTAGTATAACCAGCTCCGAAAGTTTCACCTTCATTTATATCATATACAATATAATCTATATCAAACCCATTAGGGTTTTTAAATATTAATCTAGGCTTATTGTCAAAACTTACAAATTCATTGCCATCTTGTTTAGCTCTGTGCTGTAAGTTTATATTTGTATTATCTAGCTCTTTAATGAAAGGTGCTGAAAATACACTAAGCTCTATATTTAATACATCTGTACTATCTACGTCAAATTCTAAGCGTTGAGTACCATACATAATATTGTGTATAGACTTGTATTGCTTATGATAGTAGTCGTCGTCTTCTTTTGCATGATTGAGCTCTATTCTTCTAGGTATTTCTAGCGTCTCAATAATATGTTCATTTATATTGACTTTATTAGTCCAATCTAGCTCAATTCCAGAGCTTATAAAATCATTATACGGCTCTATTACTATAGTGTTATTACCTCTACTTTCTAAAGTTAAATTAAACATAGTAACAATATCCTTCAATATATCAGCTAGCTTAATATCACCTCTGTGAGCTATTATTTTACCACTAGTAGCAGTATTAAACACATTAAGCTCAATAGTTGGTATAGTAGTATAAGAGTTGTATATCATCAAAGGTGCTCCTATTCTACTCCATTTAAAAGTAATCGTTTGTCCTTCTTCAGCGTATACTGTACCTGTAAATGTATGTGTAACTATATATACACTTCCAGCTGATGGAGCTTCTTGTACGTAAGTTCCTCCTATTAAAAAACTTTCACCGTCAATAAAAGCATGAAGCATTAATATACCATACATAAACTCCTCTTCATTACCTACGGCTACAGTATATGAAACATTCACGTTACAGTCATAAGGAGCTGTAAATACACTAGTATCATGGTCAAAATCACCATCTGTATCACCTGTTTCATTTACAAAATCAATAGCAGTAGCGTTATAAAAGCTATTGCCTATATCAGTACCAGAATTCACACCTATAGCGTCAGTACCACTACCTGTGTCAGCTGTAATAACTAAACTAGGCGTTTCGTTTACGCTTTCATCACCTATATCAAAGTAAATATCAGTAAAAGGTGAGCTAGTAAAAAAAGAGCTTAAATAACTAAAACCAGCGTATTCAAATATCTTGTCTAACACATATTTTAAGCTCAAGTTTAATACATAGTGTTTATTATGGTCTATATATATCTTGCTATCGTCAGTATATATCTGGCCATCGTTTATCAAAGGATAATAAACGTCATTAGTAGTGCCTCCAGCTGTTAAAGGTACCTCATCATCATTCCAGCTTAATATAATGTTACTAGGGCTAAACTGATGGTTTATATCTGTAAAATCTAAATCAGAAATAGTAGCGTCCGCTAAGGTTTCTATAATGTTTGCTACGTCATTAAATAGCACTACTGTATAACTTATCTCAGTGCTTTTATCTAAAACGTTTATTAGTCTCATGAAACCTTCTAAGACTAGAACATCATCTACATACAAAAACGCTTTAAGGTTTCTATAGGCGTTAAAATTAGTATTATATCTATTAAGGTCATAATAGTGCTCAAAAAACTTGTTATTTCTCTTCGTTGCTGGTAAATTGAATTCTTTAGAGTAACTAGCGTTTTTATTCTCTATGTTTCTAACATCATCTACCTGTAAAGTAAGGGCTACATTTTCGCTACCAAAAGTATCTAGCTCTTGCTGAGTATTGTTTTGTTGGTCTAGTACTATTAATCTTATCATAATCTTTGTACTCTAGTATTATGGCCTTTCTCGATACTAATAATGTACTGTATTAGCTTATCGTTAGCTGTAGTTTGTTTTACATATTGAGTTTCACTAATAACAACAGGTTCAAAATTGTTACCTGTTTGCATATATACATCTACACTAGTAAAAAGCTCTTCTAATAAGCTAGCTTCATCTTCAGTTATAAAATCTGTATTAGCTTCTATAGTTTGTATTGCGTTTACGTTGAAGGTTCTAGTACCCCCATCATAGGTGCCTTGATTATATGTTGTAACGCCTTGAAGAGCTCCAGCAAAACTAGTAGAGTACTCTGTAGTGTGCCCATAGTTTTGTTTCATAGCACTTCTGGTTATTTCGGTAGTCCTTACAGACCTTTTGTTAAAGTTGTAATAATCCCATGCACCTAATCTATTAAGAAAGGCTAGCCTAATAGTTTCGTAACCTTTGCAATCAGCGTCTTGTATTTGAAATCTGTAAGAAGCACTACAAGGTGCAACCCCATTAATAGCTACTACATAATAATCGGCAACATTTGTCATATCAAATCCTAATTCCTCTAGCTGAGCTGTACCACAGCCAAAATATAGTAAACCTTCATCTACATTTGTTGTATTCTGAAATAAGTTATAGCCTATTGTCGTACCAAATGGAGCACCACCATTAGCTGTAGTATTATTTATAGCTTGTGCTTCTATTAAGGTATTATTACTATCGAATGTGCTAATAGATATTCCTGTTACCTCACTATCTAAATAATGATTGCCATTTAAAAACGCTACAGTATGATACTGGCCTAATTGTATTTTTTGTGATACTATATTATCTAGGTTTCTAGGAAATATTGTCAAAAATCTTTTAGTAACCCCTGTTAAAAGATAATCTGAAAAATCCTGTGAGCTGAAGCCATCTACATGTTGTAAAACTGAGTTAAAATATAAAAATCCTACCTCTGTGTTTATACTAGTAACTTCTAATATTTCTCCATTTATGGTATTACTATATTCATATCCTCCTATACATAAACAGGTCTTTAAGTTAGCTCTGTTTCTAGCAAATTTATCTATCTGGTGAATTGAATGAGGGTTATCTATATATTGCGAACCTTCAAATGTACTATTACATTCAATACTATCAAATCCTAGCTTATCTGTACTAGTGTAATCTTGCAATATATTATGTATTCTAAAATGAGCTCTTCTATTTAGGTTTGTATCTGGTATTGCTTTTAAGGTAGCGGCTAATACGCCATCTATATAAACTTTACATATATATTTAACGTTATATTTGTTATCATATATGTCATTAGGCATTCCTTTAGCTCTTATTATTATATCAGAATAGGCTGGTGCTAAATACTGCACATTGCCTGTCATTAGTGTTTCTAGCTCTACTGCCATTTTATTATATTTCTTTTGTTACTGTTCTTATAAACTCTTGAGCGTCTAAAACGTAAGCTCTAGCAAATTCTCTAGGTAATCCTTTAAGTCCTTGATTGACTGCGTCTGAAAAAAAGTTTGTAGGCTTAATACCATATAGTTTAATACTTCTAGCCATTAAGAATACTAGGCTTTTTCTAGGTATAAAACGTCCTCTTTCATCTCTAGCCGACTTAATACCCTTTCTTACAACCCACTTGTCAATAACTCCTGAGGGTGGCTGTTTTGTTCTATACGAAAAAGGGCTTTTGGGAGCTTTTGCCGAGCTTTTGCTACCTTTTATACCCTCATCTACTATACGTGTATAAGGAGCTCCTAAAAAGCGTAAATCGAGCTTGCCATCTTTAACGTCTAAATGATAACCTAAGCTGTCACTTAAATTGCCACTAGTGTTTTTACCTAAGGCGTTTAAAATACCTCTAGCCGTTTCTACTGTCTTTTGGCCAAAAATATCAAATACTCTTTTTACGTGTTTTGTCTTCACTATGCTGTAGCTATAACTATTTCTACGTCTATTATACTAGCATTAGGGTTATGTATTGCTAGTTTGTCTAGTGCCGCTGTAGTAGTTACTGCACCTCCTGTTGAGTTACCGCTAATATCAGTATCAAATAAAATAACTGATTTGCCAGCTAATATCTCAATAGCAGCGGTAGCTGTACTACTATCTGTAAAATTCACTATAACTGCGTCTGTGTCGTCTAGGTTAGTTACTCTTATGTATTTCAAGTCATCTATATCAAACTCATTATTACGTGGAGTAGTTGTAAATGTATTTACCGTCTGAGTAGCACTTGCACCTAAAGGTAATATTTTTTTCATGTAGTTACCTATACCTGTGATAGTGTGGTTCACCGTCTGGTCATAGCTTGTGCCGTTTAATGTTATTGCCTCTAAAATTTGTACTGTTAGTGTAGAGGAGGTTACTGTTGTTGCCATAGTATTAGTATTATATTAGTATTATATCTATATATCTTTATTATATTATATATTATATTATTATTTGTGTCGGTTTGTAGTCGGTTAAACGTTTCCAGAACATGCTGAGGCCTCAAACATTACCTCTAGTGATATATCAGCCGTCCAGCCTGTTACTTCGTTGTCGAACCTTTCCGTAAACGGCTCACAAGTTATATTGTCCTGTATTCTTATATTGTTTCTAAAATCTGTAAATTCTCTTAGTAGCGTATTTGTATTTCTTAGGTAGCTGATAATATCTCCAATTGTTTGTAGGGTATCACCTAGTACATAATCTTCATTACTTTCATCTTTATTGACTAAATCCATCACTATTATTTGAAAGTTGTATGTAAGATTGTTTGTGTCATACACAGCATTATTAGTAGCCACGTGCATAAGAGGGTAAGTTGTCTCTACTAGGTCTACTTCAAATATATCACCTATTGTTATGGTATTTACTTGTACAGTATTGCCTATTTCTCTAAATAGCTCATATATAGCACCTAGTGTTATATTTTTTACTTCGTATCCGTTTCTCTTTAGCATTATTTTGTATTTTGTATTCGGCCTAAATCTGTTGTGTAAGCCATAAAGTTAAAACATTCATTTACTGTTAAATTTAGCACTTGGTCAAACTTTAGTATATCACCATTAGCTAAGCTATATATCACTCCGTACCAGCCGTATTTCTCCGTAACGAGCTCTTCATCACTCTTGACGCCTCTCTCCTCTGTCTTCTGTTTAGTTTTGAATATACTTGCGTAATCTTCATATAATCTATTGCGATAGCTAAAAAAAAACTAGCGGCTGCGTTTACTAAATCTACGCTTAACTCTTTTTTGAATAGCTCAGCTCTTTTGGAGGCTGTTACATAATCATATTCCTCTAGCTGGTATTTTTCACCTCTACGGCTCTCAATAGGTCTGTAAAGAATAGCCATTATATAGTGCATATTTTCCCATGCAAATTCTAGCTTGTTATCTAGGTCTACAAATTCCTTTAACTTCAATTCATGTAGATTAGGATGAAAACCATAGTCTACGCCATCTATTTCAAATTCAAGCACTAGATTGTCACTACTTTCAGTTAGCATAAGTTCTTTTAGGGCGTCTATAGATTTGTTTAAAACATTCTTAGTAGCTTCGCCTAATACGTCTTGTGGAGCTCCTGTTAATGTACTAAGTAAATGTAACTCTTGTTCACTCTCACTAACTTTATCGTTGTGAGTATTCATAAAGTCCATGTATCTACCTAGAGGCACTTCGCTCCAATTAGCTGGTATATAATACCTGTTTTCGTTAATAACTAAATTCATTATAGTAATATATAAAATTCATTAATTCGTATTTTTGCACCTTCTCGTTTGTTTTAGGGGGCGTTGAGTTATAGTAGTCTTGACGCCCTCTTCTTTTAGTGCACATAGTATTGCCCTGTACTTTTTAACTCATATATCATCCTCATCATTATAGCGTCAGCATAATCTGGAGACCTCCCCAAAGCCGTTTTAACGTCTTCTTTCGATATTATTTGCAATTTTGTATCTTTGTCATAGTTCTTACGTCTAACTTGCTCCAGCTCCTCCAAAATAGCGTTTTTTAGGCCTATTTGCTCAGCACGTATATATATCTGGAGTTTGTTTATATGGTCAGCTAGCGTATAGTAACATTGTGTTTTTAAGTTCACATAGTTCTCACCTCTTATGGCTTTACTATTATTTACAAAGCCACGACAACGTAAAATATCCTTAACGCCTCCGCCAATACCATCTTCATCTACTACAATATGGTTTAAAGGTACGCTATATCTCCTTTGTAGCTCTGATATTTTTTCAGCCGCTTCAGTTACGCTATTAGTGTTCATGGTTATAAATTGTTCAGCCCTTAAACCGCTCCAATATACTATTACTGTTTTATCCTTACCATATCTAGCTATATCCGCTGTTATATAAGAATTACCTGTTTGTACTGAGGTATTACTGAAGGTATTTAGTATAGCGTCATAGTTTATCAATTTATCGTCGCTATCATCATACTCCCAATTACCAAATAGTAAACGCTGTTTGCTTATATAATCTAGTTTATTGAGCTGTTCTCTATAGTGCTTACTAACGTGTCTATTATCGGTTACTAATGATTGTATAAACTTCCGATATTTAGGTAGTGTATTTTCTTTGTAAGGTTTGTAGAAGCTACTATATACCCATTCCTTACTAGGGTTACATGTAAGTAGTATTTTTGGTATTAATCCATTTTCATCTAGCTTATACCTTATCCTTGAAGCTACTATCTGTTTAGCCTTCTCAGTTATTTGTGAGCACTCATCTATAAAAGCCGCTGTAAGCTCTAAAGAACCTAAGCTATCAAAGTTTCTATCTGAAGGGTATTGAAATAAGTCTTTTAATATAACTTCAGAGCCATTAAAAAAGGTTATTACGTTAGTACTAGCGTTATACTTGTAATGTACGTTAGCTTCTATATTCCACGCCTTACAAACTTCAAAAAAGGTGTTTAAAGTAGTCTTTTTAAGCGTATCAAGTTTACTACGGCCTATTAAACAGCGTACGCCATCATATTCAGTGCATAACCATATAATATAACAGCAACCTAGATAGCTTTTGCCACCTCCAGCCGCTCCGCCGTAAAGTACCTCAGTAGTTGTACTATCTGTAAGGTATCTTAGTGCTTCGCCTTGTTTACTCGTTAGGCTCGCTATCTTCATCTATAACTAGCTTGATATTTACAGGTTTATCACCTCCTGTATGCTCTAGTTCTTGACGCTCTACAAATCCTCTACGCTTTCCTTTAGTCTTTAAGTAGAATATAGTAGCCGCTGTAGAACCATCTTGTATTTGCTCAAAGAGTTTACTTTCTGCAAAGTCTAAAGCTACCTCTTGTATAGCTAAAGCTTCACTAGCAAATTCTGCGTCTTCATCTAACCATCTGTAATATGTAGCCCTACTCACGTCTGTTTGTTTGCACGCTGTAGTAACTACGCCTAAATTCTTCTCTAGTGCCTTGAGTAACGCTTCCTTTTTATTGTGTTTCATTTGTCTTATTTTTTATCCTTAAAACTAGCCAAAGGATAGAATACTAAGCTGTTTCTATAGCCTTTAGGCTTAGTAGGTGTTATAGGTGTAACTCCATGTACATTACGCCATGCTGGATAAACTACCATGCTATTATCTATACCGTCCATAGTAGCATTATAATCTGGTACGTGAAGGTCTCCACCTTGTACGTCTTGCTTCTTATTTATTATCACATTTACACAGCCTTTGATATTTGCTGTATCTCTATGAAAAGGAGCTGATATATTATAGTTATTAATACTACTAGTGAATAGCTTGCCAAAACGATATTTTTCTGGTACATTCTCTTCTATTAGCTTGAGCTGTGTTTCGTATTGTTCTGGTATTATCTCACGTATAACATTCTCAGCCTCTCTACATGCTGCTAACATGGCTTTAATGAAAGTTCTAGCACTCTTAGTATTATGCACACTTGATATACTAGGGTATGGTCTTCTTAAATGTGGTTTAGGAGGTACAGAACCAATAATAGTGCTGTATTGTTCTACTCCTGAAGCTCTTACCATAGTGCTCTTAGGTACTCTATCACTTCTGAATTCATTATTAGCTATCTCAATAAATTGTCTTAGCTTACCTTCTATTGATTTGATGAAAAACCCTATAGGCTTGCCTTCAAATGTAAATATGGTATCCTCTAATATATTAGGCTCCTTATATTCACAGTTATCACCTACTTGTACGTTATGTTCTACTTGTACTAACTCTACTGATTTCATAGTCCAGCGTTTTTACGTTCTTCCTTTAAAAATTCTATTATCATAGCCCCTACATAGGCTCCTTCATTTACCCAAAAGTTATATAACTCTTTAGCCTCTTCATAGTGTTCAGCTTCAAAAGGTATCTGTAAGGCTCTTCTTACGTCTCCTTCCATATTATCTAACTCCTGTTCAAAGTCTTCTTCATCTAATAATGAATAGTCAATATCTTCCTTAAACATATCTGCTGGTAAATCCATAGCCCATTCATCTAGCTCTTCAAAGTTATACTCATTACCTAGTATATCCCAATCCCATTCACCATAGCTTACATTATCTTTAATAACAAAGCTTTTTTTTTGCTCATCTGTAAGCTCACTAGCTACTATGATAGGCACTTCCTTTAGACCAGCTTCTATACAGGCCTTATATCTCATGTTACCGCCTAATATAGTGTAATCTTCGTCTACTACTATAGGTCTTAAATGTAACATGCTAGGTAGGTCTTGAATTGAGGCTACTAGCTTCTTAAATTTAATATTCTTGATTATTCTAGGGTTATTAGCATTAGGTCTAACCTTACTAATAGGTACTATCTGTGTTTCCATTGAAGAGTTTTTTATTTATTCTATCTATTGCTTTCTTTTCTTTGTCGTTTAATTTTTCTAGCTCAAAATTTAGATGGTCTATAGCCTTTTTAATATCTTGTTCTATAGGGTTATTAGGCTTTTTGCCAGCACGTAACAAATATGTTACAGCCGTACCTATATTATAGCTTAAATTGTAGTCAGCAATAATGTGGTGAGCACGTATGCCACGATACTGACCTTCATAATACGTTGGTAAATCATTGTTTTTAGCCATTTTAAAGCGTTTTAAGAGGTTTTTGTTGTTTTTATATCATTTTACCTATCGCAATGTTTTTTATGCCGTTAAACACAGCTTTTAAACACGCTCCACAATTTGTGTTAGTTTTGTATTTAGTATTATATATTTCGTTATATAACTCTATTAGCTCAGCTTTAACCTCATGACTAGGTGCTATACCATCTTTGCACTTATCATAAAGTTTACTAGCTTTTATCTTTTGTTCATCAGTTACCATTTACCTTCTGGGCATTTTTCGGTTTTCCATGAAGCTTTTGTTTCTACAGGGCACCCACATACCATACATTCCATATTTTCGCTTAACATAGGGCACCTACTACAAATATAACTTCTGTCATAATAAGTTGTTGTATCTACATTTTCTGAACCTCCCAAAACTCTTTTACTAATCGCCTTGAGGTAGTTATAGGTCTTCACCATTAAATTCGGGTTCTTCATTGTCTCTATATAATTTGATTATTCCATAAGGTTGCCCATTTTCATAAAAATCAATATCAATATCCTCTATTTCTAGTGAAGATAGATTGATTACGTATTCTAGTAGGCCTGTTTCGTTATATATCTCAATATAAGGTATATCATAATCCATGTATCGTGCTAGCTCCTTATATATCATCTCTTAATTCATTTAAACGCTTTCTAATATACTTTTTTACGCTTTTAATAGTATAATAGATAGACGTTCGGCTTATTCCTGTTTTCTTAGCTAAACTAGAATATGAATAACTATCGTTTTCACTATCACCTAGTACGTATAACTTAAATAAATCTCTATAATACCAGTACAGCTCATCTAATATACTGTTAATCAAGTCACTATCATCAGTAATATATATATTATCTGGTTTTTGTGATTTGTCCTTTTGTAAGTCATCAGTAAAATCCTCGTTAAAGCTAATATGTTCATTGACTTTACCATAGGTATAATAATACTTACTATTTCTTGAATAATAGTTAAGCTTACACATTCTATTAAAATACTTGTATATATCACCTGTATTTATTAGTGCTTCTAACTTGTTCGGCTCCATATTCAAAAGTTGTTCAAATACCTCTTGAGTTAAATCATCAAGGTCTTTAGCTGGTATAAAATTTTTAGCTATTGCCTTGAGTTCTACACACATTTTGTTTGTAAGCATGTACAATAGTAATAAAAAAACCCACTTAAACAAGTAGGTTTTCAAATAGTTATAAACAATTGAATGTTAATCTACAAGGTTCTGAACCTTCTTTTTATAGTAGTCTATTAAATACTCTAAATCAGACCTACTATATTTTTCTGTACCTTTAGATAGCTTCATAAGTTCTTCAAACATAGTGCTACCTATCTCAGCTTCTAGCTTCAATCCAAATAGGTATTGTTCTCCTTGAGAAAACATATTACACTTTACACACTGAGGCCTAACATTATTTTCGTGCCATCTAGTTGCCATGTGTTTCCTAGATTGAAAATGGCCAGCTTGTATTTCCTTTACATGTTTTTTAGTATGACAAGTATAGCACTCTACCATGCCGCTATCATCAGCATAAGCCCATCTAATATATTGACTAAATATCTTATCTAGTTCTTTCTTTAGTTGTGCGTGTGTTTTTGAACCTTTCTTCATATTCCTTATTAAGTTTATCTAATCTATGTTCAAAGTATAGTGTAAGACCTGTGTACATAATACCTAATATTATCATTATAATATATATAATTTGTAGTGGTGTTTTCATAATTTATAACTTTTCAAAATATGATTAATTTAAGTAATATTTTGAGTTATTACCAATTTAAAGCATATTTCATAATTTTAGTTTTTTAATTGTTTAACAAATAAGTCGGTGAGCCTTTCTTTATTCCTTTACTGTACGGGCAACAACCTTGTATTGCTCGGTCATTTGCAACTGACTTTTACCTATCATACCAACAAGTTTTTACTTATTTGCAACATATCTATCTCATAATTGTATCTACTTGCTTGTCGCAATTTGCAACATCAAGCTAAGATTGATATGTTAATGTCAAATATATAAATTTAATATCTTCATTTTAATCTTTTTGCTTTGTTAATACTATCTCCTATGTACTTTAAGTTATCTCTGTGCCTTTGATATTCTGTTAGCCTATTTTGTTGTCTAGCTAATTGAGCAGCTTTTTTATGATTTGAGAGCCATACGCTCCAGCTACGTACATTTACAAAACAGCTAGTACCTTCATCAGCATTTCTTATACCTTTATTAAAGGCGAAAGCTACCTCTTCCATTTCCATACTACCATAGTTATTAGCTAAGTCATCTAGCAATAAAGTAGCCATTAAAGTTATTGTTTCTGGTGTAGGTTTTTGTCCTAGTTCTAAATATGATTTGCTTATTAGGTCTACACAGTCAATATGTAACCCTTTTTTATCATGTACGTATCTATACCATACTTGTTTATCTTTTTTCATGTCTTCTATCTCTTTTACGTGGTGCATGTTTCCAACCTGTTATTAAATATTCCGCATCCCATGTGATAATACCTCTGTATCTGGGGTCGTTTTCATATATTTTGAACATATTTTGTACTGTTACGTCCTTTCTTTCTACTATCTTATTATTATCCATAAACTTGTTCTTTTACTTCTTGTATTACTTCCATAAGGCAATCATAAACGCCTTCTAACTCATCACTATTATCTGTTAATTTAACTATTTCATTCTCATAAGCCCTAGCTACATTCTGAAGCCTGTTAAACTTCATTTTAAGTACTTTGCTATGCTTACCCTTTATGTTGTATAACTGTTCGTTAAAACAGCGAAAAGTAGCTAATAATAGTATTATATCTATGCTAGTATCCTTATCCATTATTCACTATATTTCTAGCGGCTTGCCAGCTATCAAATATTTCTGGCTTATCACTAGGTTTATTAAACTTACTATCATTCTTGTGCCATGTAGCTAATCTACGGCCTATGTCAAAAGTTGGCTGTAGCTCATATCTTAACTTGGTTTTACTTCTATTCGGCTCAGTCCAATACGAAATAAAGCTTTTTAAGACGTCTTTGTCATATTGATTATCATAACCCATAACATCAAACATAAAAAGCTTTGAAACGTGCTCTAAATTGCGTTTTTTGGGCTGTTCAAAACCTTGATACATATTATATCGTTTTACGGTTATTACAGTATTCTTAGTGTTACTATCTAAAGATATATACCCTAGCTTTTCTAGTTTTTTTATTCTATCATATACTGTAGTAGGCTTCATTCTTAGTTCTTGTGAGGCTGATAACTTACCTGTAACAAATTGACCTATTTTTAACTTTCTATCAAATACTTCTCTGGGTTCTGTGTTAGCTCTTAGTATAGTCCATACATACACCTTTAGTAGTTCTGGATTATCAAAGATACCATTATCTAGTATTTTTCTGTATAGTTTAATATATCCTTCCATTATGCTATACTTATTTCATCTAGTATTGATAGTTGTTTTGTAGGCTTAGATAAAAGCTCATATACGGCTATTGTTGTTTGGTTTCCCAATCTAGTAACTACCTGTTTGTTAGTAGTACTTATAATATAGCCGTCATTTCTTAAATGGTGAACAACACAATTTACTTTAGTTATTCCATATTCCATGATAGCTTCCCATGAGGATATTTTGCCATATTTATCAAAATGTTGTAGTATTGTTTCTCGTTGTGTCATGATTAAATAGTTTTTAAAGATTGTTCTAGTAGTAGTTTTTGTTCTTTTAAATTTTTTATTGTGCTATCAATATCATCTAGCACGTCAAGTCTTTTTAGTGTGTTTTGAAAACAAATATTAGCCGACCTTTGTTCATATTCATTTATTACTTGATTAAACGTGTCAAGATAATAAGGGTATGCTTTAGGGTTAGTTACATAATATTTGTGCTGTTTTCTATAGTGATAGTAGTTTGTTCTATCTTGTAGAAAATATTGTGCTAATTTTGCTGGAGTTACTCCGCCGTCCATTAGTATATTGCATACTACCATTCGGCCAATAACTAATTCTTCTGTTTTTGTTTTCACTTTCAAGCTATTAGAAGGTAAGCCTAAAGTCTTTTCAGTAATAGAGGTTATTAAATTTACCTCAAATTCAAATTCATTCATTGTGTAGTAGTTTTATGGTTATCGTCTTCGTTTAAAATTTTAAATATTTCAGGCTCTATTTCTTTTATCTTACGATATATAGCCCTTACTTGTTTATAAGCTTCATCAAGTTTGTATTTAGGTACGTCCATACCTGTAGCACTGGTAACTATAGAATGAGCTTGTTTTAAGAGTTTACTTGTTGTCTTTTTCATAAGTCATCTCTATTAAATTCATTTGCGTTATCTCTTTGTATTTCCTCGTATTCGTATAGCTCTACCATATTGTAAAACCCATTAGTTTCACCACATTCAGAACAATAGAATATTTTACTATCATCACACAAATTTTCTTTTATTTCTTCTTCAGCACCACAACAGGAGGTTACTAAGTCGCTATACCAACCCTCGTCTTGAGGGTTAGATAGCTTCCAATTGTCATAACTCATTTTAGAAGGGCATTTCATCTGTTATACTTGCTGTAGTCTTCTCACCTGTAAGAACCCATTTTGAAAAGATTTCAGCTATATCTAGAATATCATCAGTAGTGCCACCATTATTGCATACAAAGTTTGTAGCGTTTGTTAGTGCGTTTTGTTTGATAATAAATTCCTGTACGCTATCATTCTTAGCTTGAGGTTTGTAACTACCTTGTTCATAGTTACTTACAGGTTTAATTTTAGGGTATTGACCTCCTATAAATTCATACTCTACTTCTTTACCGACTTCAAATTTACATTTTTCTGTCTTAGATAAGCATTCTCCAGTGTCTTCACCTATAGTGACTTCAAATTTGTACATAAGGCCATATTTGCCTTCCCATGTTCCATTGTTTTGAACATTTTTTACGGTTCCTTTTTTTACCATAATCTTAATATGTTAATGTTATTATTCCTAATATATCTAGCACTATCAAAAGGGCTGCTAGACTTAGCCCTAAAACTATTGTTATCTTAGTATCTTTTTTCATCGTTTATTCTAATATAAAGTTCTTTTAATGTATCTAAAGCCGATTTGTAGCCATCAATTTTGCCTTGAGCATATTCTACTAAGGCGTCATGATTTGCATTTTTCCATTCTAATTGAGTTTCTTCAGCCTTTTCTATAAGGTCTTCAAATAATAGCTGTTTGCATTGTAGCCAATAGTTTACGTCACCTAGCTTTACTTTTTGTACTTGTAAGCTGGTTAAGTCATAAATTTTTTGATACTTATTCATAATATTGTGTGTTAAATTAGTAGGCACTATTGCCTTATACCACCAAAACCCCACTAGTTTCCTAGTGAGGCGTTTGATTTCTGGTGGTTCTTAACACACACTAAGAATATGTTTTACAGCTTTATCAGCTTGTGCACTAGCTTGCATAATCATTTTAGGGTGGTCTGTAAGCTTTTTAACCCAGCCATTAATATATGCTTGTGAGTTATTCATATTATCTTTAGGTTCAATACCTGTAACAGATACTAAAAACATTGAAGCCATCTCAGCTACTAGTTCTTCTTGACTATAAATGTCTGAACCAAAGCTTGCTACAACATTACTAGTATTACTAACTCCTATTCTGTTTAATCTATCTTCGTGGCCTGTAGAGTGAGCTAACTCATGAAATAAAGTTTTGTAGTAACTAGCATTATCAACAAAGCTTTTAGCTACAGGCATGTTAACTAAGTCAGCTGATGGTCTGTAGTAAGCTTGATTACCGCCATGCTTAAGCTTAGGTGCATTCTTATATCCAGCATATACTTTTTCAGCATTATCAATCTTCTCAAATACTGTACCCTCAGTAACTTTATCAATATTAATATCTAAAGGTTTAACGCCTTCAGTTTGTTCAATATTAAATACATAGTAAAAACGTGCGTTAAAGTTAGTTAATACGTCTTCATCATTTTTCTTATATCCAGCTTCGTTAAGAGCTTTTTCATTGTTGTACCATACATTAGTAGGTTTGTGAAGAAAAGATACTATCCAATAAGTAACTATTTCACTTTTTGAACCTTTTATAACTGTACCGCCAGCGTTTGTAACTTGTTTGAAGGTTAAGAATTCTGGACGGCTCCAGCCGTTGTCTTGCATAGCTCCAGACAATATAAGAGCATTGATACCTGTATAAGGTTTTTTGCTGTCATAACTTATAGGTAAGTTAAGGGTATCTCCGTTAGAGCTCCAAGGCTTGAACCAATTAAGGCCTTGAGTTTTTAAACCATTGATTACTTTTTCTGTGATAATCTCGTTAGTAGTTTTCTTAGTAGTTTTCATTTGTGTGTGTGTGTTAAAATTAATATCTCGTTGTTTACGCTTGCAAATATGGGGCGTATTTTTATAACCGCCAAACATTTTCACAAAAATTTTTGAAAAAAAACGAAAAAAAAACGTTTTCCTAGTAAGAAAAAAATAAAAAAAAATTTTAAAAAAAAATAATATAAGTATATTATAAGTATAATATTAGTATTATAATATATTATTCTCTATAAACTAATATTACTTAGTAAAGTATTATTATTATTTGTGTCGAAACGTGGTCGGATACTAGTAGGAAATAGCGTTTTAGCCGTTTTAAGACGTTTTAACAGCTTTGCTATACTTTGTGCTTAAAAATTCGTGAAATACGCTTAAAAACGATTTGCTAGAGTTCCATAAGGATATTTATAGGTAATGTACCATTTTCTTTTATTACAGCACAGGCTATAGCTGGCTTTTTACCAGCCTTAGCGTAAGCCATAGCGTAACTATCATGGTCAATACCACAACCTACTTGCATAGCATAAATACGATAGTTTTGGCCAACATAGTTATCTATATAACATTGAGTATGTAGATGGCCTTGTACAGTGTTCATCATATCTGCTCTAGCTTTAGTACGTGCTGTACCAGCTTCTCCATGTATGAATTGTACGTCATGTTTTACGTATCTTTCAGTAAATATCCAATTAGGTACCTCTAAAACGTCTTGATAGCTCTTAATCCATCTACTAGGTATAGCTGAAGATTGAGCTTTTCGCATTATTATTCTATCATGATTGCCTATAATAACTGTAGCTACAGGAAAATCTTTGTACCATTTAGCTATTTTAGATATAGCTAGTTCTAGTTCTGTTTTACCTGTGTGCTCAGCGTCAATAGAAACCTCATGATAGCTTGAATAATGATTGTCGATTATATCACCTATAAATATAACCTCACTACAATTGTGTTTAATATACTGCTCTTTACAGAATTCTCTATATCCATCTAAACAAAAAGGTTCATGTATATCACCTATTACTAGTATATTATTTTCGCTGTATTTTCTGTAGTTTAATAGTAGTTTTTCTTCTTCTGGCTTTAATCTGTAACGATTATTTGGCATAAACTATTTTTTAATTTTTTCTAATCCTCTTGAACCGAAATATGAACCTATTACTGTAATAAGAACGACCGTTAATAGGTCAGTCCATTTTTCCTCTACTACAAAGTTAATAGCTCCAGCGTCAATAAAAATAAGTAAAGTTGTGCTAACTACTAGCCAACCTAATACTAGAGGTCTTATAGACTTACTAAGCCAGCTATCACTATTCATATCAGCTTGCCAACGCTTTGATACCTCCTGTTCTATTACTACTCTATTTTCATTAAGTATTTTTTCTAGTTCATTTTTAAGTACTAGTTTTTCTTCTTGCGAAGTTACACATTCATCTATAATATTTGAAGCGTCTCCTAAAAGTTTTGAAAAGATAGTTGTTAATAAAGCCATATAGCATTTGGTTTATCCTTATCTAAGTCTACATGTATAAAATTTTTGCCAATACCAATACGTGTAAAACCTACTTTAATCAAGGAGGTTAATATCATTTCTCTATAGCCACTATTTTCACATGATATATCGACGGCTAACCCTTTAACGTGACTAGAACCTATTCGGCCACCTACGTCTAAATTGTGTTGAGGCGTTCTATATCCGCTGGTTATAACAAAAGGTATTGAAGCTAGGCCACGTGCCTCGTCT